TGGCCCGCGACATCATGGTTGAGCCTGGCCGCAAGATGAAGGGCATGGGCTCTCAGGGCGAGCTATACAGCATCGAGCTTGGCAAGCCTGTGCTGAACCAGGAGACCGGCGAGGTCGAATACGAGAACGATCTGAGCAAAGCCAAATTCGATGTTAGCGTTGAGGTTGGCCCGTCTTCGTCTTCGAAGCGCGCAGCAACCGTTCGCTCTCTGATGGGCATGATGCAGCTGGCGCCAGATCCAGAAACCCAGCAGGTGCTCGCAGCCATGGCCATGATGAACATGGAAGGCGAAGGCATCTGGGAAGTGCGCGACTTCTTCCGCAAGAAGCTGATCCGCATGGGCGTTGTCGAGCCCAGCGACCAGGAGAAGGAAGAGCTTGCAGCCGAGCTACAGCAGCTCGCCTCGCAGCCTGACCCGCAGTCGCTTTATCTGCAGGCAGAGGCGGCCAAGTCGCAGGCCCAGGCAGTCAAAGCCCAGGCCGACACAGAATATACCTTGGCCCGCACAGAAGAGACGCGCGCCAAGACCGTCGAGACCCTCGCTGGCATCCAGCAGAAAGAGCGCTCGAACGTAGTGAACACAGCCAAAGATCTCCAGCAGGTGATCACTGGCCCCGAGATGCGGCAGCCACCCAGCCGCACACAATGATGGGTGAGAATTGAACGAGGATCTGTATGACACTTGAGAAGGCAGTATTAGACGACGACATCGACCTGGACGAAACCGATGTAGAGGAGCCGGAACTCGATCTTGACGAGGATGCCGAAGAAGGTGAGGCCGAAGAGGCTGATCTGGACGAGGACACCGAGGAAGACGAGACCTCTGAGGCCGAAGCTGAGGACGAGGACGACTTCGTTGTCATGATTAACGGGGAAGCGCCTGACCCCGAGGATGAAGAGGACGCCCGCGCCCCAGGTTGGGTCCGGGATCTTCGCAAGCAGTATCGTGAGGAAAAGCGACGCGCCAAGGAACTGGAGCAGAAGCTCGCGCAGATGGAACGGGGCACAGCACCCGCAGCCCAGCCGCTCGGACCGAAGCCCACTCTAGAAGCCGCTGACTACGACACCGAGCGATACGAGAAGGATCTTGCGGCGTGGTATGAAAAGAAGCGCCAGCATGACGAACGCCAAGCTTCCGTCCAGGCAGAGCAGCAAGCTGTTCAGAAGGAATGGGAGCAGAAGCTAGAGAGCTACCACAGCTCCAAAGCGGATCTCAAAGTCAAAGACTATGAGTTCGCCGAGGACGTTGTCCAGGACACTCTCAGCGTCATGCAGCAGGGCATGATCGTGCAAGGGGCGGAAAACCCGGCTCTGGTCGTTTATGCGCTGGGCAAGAACCCGAAAAAAGCGAAGGAGCTCGCATCTATCACAGATCCCGTAAAGTTCGCCTTTGCGGTGGCAAAATTGGAGACCAATTTGAAAGTCACAAAACGTAAGGCACAAGCCAAGCCAGAGAAGAAGATCAGTGGCACTGGTCGGCCATCTGGTTCGGTTGATAGCACCCTTGAACGGCTGCGCGCAGAAGCTGAAAGGACTGGAGACTATTCCAAGGTTTTCCAGTATAAGAAGCAGAAGCGTTCAGCTTAACACACTTACGGAGGCCTAAATGGCAAACGCATTTTCGAAAGAGGAACGCGTCGCGTTCGAAAACATCCTCGAGGGCTTCAATGACGCCCTGGTTCTTTCGTCCCTGGTGACGAAATACAACACCAACGGCCAGCAGATGGAGCGCTCGAGCGACACCATCTGGCGCCCGATGCCCTACATCGCTCAGTCGTATGATGGCTCGGACGCAACTTCCAACTTCGGTGACAACACCCAGCTGGCAGTTCCGGCAACCATCGGCTACCAGAAGCACTCGACTGCTCTGCTGACCGCGAAAGAACTTCGTGACCAGCTGCAGGAGAACCGCCTGGGTTCTGCCGCTGCACAGAAGCTCGCCTCGGACATCAACGTTGCCGTTCTGTCGGTTGCGTCGAACCAGGGCACGATCGTTTCGAAGCGCACCACTGCTGCTGGCGGTTATTCCGACATCGCAGAAGCTGATGCTCTGATGAACGAGCAGGGCGTCATGATGGAAGGCCGCAACTTCGCGCTCTCCAGCCGTGACTACAATGGCATGGCAGCAGATCTGGCAGCACGTCAGACCATGAACAACATCCCGACCGAAGCCTATCGTCGTTCGTATGTTGGTGAAGTGGCTGGCTTCCAGACCTTCAAGATGGACTATGCAAACCGCCTGACCGCTGCTGCTGGCACGACTGTGACCATCAACGGCGCAAACCAGTATCACGTTCCTGCGGCGACTTCGACCGCTGCAACTGGTGAAACTTCCAACGTGGACAACCGTTATCAGACCATCGCCATCACTGTTGGCGGCGGCACTGTGAAGGTTGGCGATGCGTTCACCATCGCTGGTGTCAATGCTGTTCACCACATCACCAAGCAGGACACTGGCCAGCTGAAGACTTTCCGCATCGTGGAGATCGTCACTGGTTCGGGTGGCACTGGCACCGTCAAGATCAGCCCCGCAATCGTTTCCGCACAGGGCGGTTCGGATGCTGAAGAGCAGTATAAGAACGTGACCGCAACGCCTGCAAACGGCGCTGCAGTGACCTTCCTGAACACTGTTGCTGCTCCGGTAAACTGCTTCTGGCATCGTGACGCGATCGAGCTGCTTCCGGCTTCGCTCGCTGTTCCGACCGACGCAGGTGCAGACATCATGCGCGCAACGACCGACCAGGGCGTTGAGCTGGTCATGCAGAAGCAGTTCGACATCAACACGCAGAAGACCAAGTATCGCTGGGATACGCTCTTCGGTGTGGCTCTGGTTAACCCAGAGATGGCCGGCATCATGCTGTTCTCGCAGACCTAATGATCTAGGGGAGGGGCTTCGGTCCCTCCCTCCACTAATCGAGGGACAGTGATATGCCGCTCAAAAAAGGCTACAGCCGCAAGAGCATCGGCGCGAACATCAAGACGGAAGAGAAGGCAGGTCGCCCGCGCAAGCAAGCAATCGCCATCGCTTTGAACACTGCTCGCAAAGCCGCAGAGAAAGCTGGCAAGCCCTCCAAAGCTCCGAAGAGGAAACGCAAATGAGCGTCATGCTATACAAGCACCCTGGTCCGCATGAGATCCACGGTGACATGTTCGATTACATCATCGTTGATGAAGATGCCGTAGAAGGCGCCATCAAGGATGGTTGGTGCAAAACAACCGACGAAGCGAAGACCGGCGTGAAGCCTGTCGCCAAACGCGCCCGCAAGCCCAAGACCGAGGAGTAAGTCAATGGCGTATACGAAGCGAGACATCGTCGAGCAGGCCTTCGAGGAAATCGGTCTCGCGTCGTATGTCTTTGACCTGCAGCCGCAGCAGCTCGACAGCGCTCTGCGGCGCCTTGATGCGATGATGGCCACCTGGAACGCCAAGGGCATCCGCCTAGGATATCCTCTGCCATCCTCTCCCGCTGACAGTGACCTTGATCAAGAGGTTGGCGTCCCTGACAATGCCATCGAGGCAATGTATCTAAATCTGGCGATCCGCATATCTGCCGGCTTTGGTAAGACGGTGAGCCCAGAAACAAAAGCCGCAGCCAAACGCGCATACAACGAGATCGTCGCCAACTCTGCGATGCCGCTTGAAATGCAGCTCGGCAATGAGACCATTCCTTCCGGTGCCGGCAACAAGGGCTGGCGCTACTACAACAACCCGTTCCTTCGCGCGCCTCAAGACCCGCTTCAGGTCGGCTCTGATGGCATCCTTGATCTGGAGTAAGACATGGCCACGATTAACCAACTCTCTTCTGTGAGCTCGCTGCAGGGCGGTGACAACATCGCAGTCTGGGACACCAGCAACGGCGACAGCCGCAAGTGCTCAATCACGACGCTGATGGACTATGTGAACGCTAACGTCACGACCGTTACGCAGAACACCCAGTATGCGGCGCCAGCTGCGACTGGCTTCAGCGTTACCGTGAACACCGGCAACGTCTGGCTGCTTCTGACACCAGTCAGCACCTACGCTGCAGGCGCGATCGTGCTGCCCACTGGCGCGTCGGACAAGGACACCGTGACCGTGAACTGCACGCAGATCGTCACGTCGCTCACCGTGTCCTCTGGGGCCACTGTGGTGGGTGCGCCGACGACGCTGGCCGCCAACGGGTTCTTCACCATGCGCTTCGACGCAGCAACCAGCACCTGGTATCGCATCTCGTAAGGGGGAAGCATGCAAATCCCCATTCTGAACGGCATCTACGCGGACGCCTCACCAGACTTCCGAACGTCCTATCCAAAGAACCTCGTTCCGGTTCCGAAGCAGACAGGCATTTCAGCGGGCTACCTTCGGCCCGCTGATGGCATTGTGGAAGC